CGCCCTAGTCCCATTTAGGCGCAAAGCAATATTCACGTCACAACGTAAATATCTAAAAGCACGAGCCTTGTCCCAAATCAAACTATTTTGTAGATTGCATAAAGGAACATCCACACTTGTCAGAAATTCCCCAGCAATATTAGAAGGAGACCAAGATCCCTGGGCAACAGCAATAGGTCTTTGTAAAAACCCTGCCAAATGACCAGGTGGACTAGGGAAAGGGTCGAACGTATCAATATTCTCAGACACATGAACAGTTCCAGGGTGTGTTCTATCCTGAAACACTGTTACTTGGTTCTGATCTAAATTATCACGAACTTCAGCCTGTTCTTCTCCAAGACTTTGGGCTTGATATATTAAAGAGCCCCAACCAGAAGTTTTCTGGGTCTTTTCAAAGTCTAAGAATGATATATTCGGTGCAAAAAATTCTAAATCCTCACCTCCGCTCAAAAACACATTTATATAAACTGATGGAACGGGACTCTCAATGAAAGTCAGAGGATTCAAAACTTCCATGACCAACTGTCCATTAAAAGGAATGTCATAAGTCGAACCAAGACTAGAATAATCACCTATCCACGAGTTCTGAAACTCATTGTGGAGAGGGAGCATAGGCTCTCGTCGACCAAAAGGAATGGTCATACTGAACTCCGTCTCTCTCTGTATATCAACAACCCGATTAAAAGCATGATCTGGGTCTGAAACAGCAAAGGGGATTGTAGTGCCCGCAGGTACCCAATACAAACGGACACGCCCAGAATGGAAGTTAGAACATGTTACAGAAAAATGATAACGTAATGAGCCACGCCAATACTTAAAAGCTGCAGAAGCCCAAGCCATAGGCGTATAATAGGCCACCGTTTCTCCCCCCGGAGCTATTGCCGAATGACTATATCTCGGTGAAACACACACGCGCCAAATTTCTGCCCCCGCCACTGTAGGATCCCATTGGATCACACCAATCAAGGCAGGAGTTGAACAAATATAAGGGATTTCCATTGTACCCGGAGTCGCCCCCATCATAGAGGGTATCTCGGCCACTGAGTTCTCCTGAGTGACAGAAAGCATTATGCCTTCATTAACACCATGTGTTTGACTCATCCTAGGGGCCTGTGGTACAACTCGACAATCAGTCTCGAGATTCCACACCAATGACCTCCCCAGCGCTTTAGCTATAGTAGCAGCGCCGGCAAAAATCCCAGATCCAATAGCTGCAAACTTACCAATTATAGGAATACGGGTTAAAAACCCTAACACCAAGGCTCCGCGTTCCAACTTTGTGGACACAGTGCCAGCACTGGCTTTGGCATGAGCCTCACCTTGTGCACTGGGGTTTGCAGGAGCAGATTGAAACTGATAGTGAGTGACAACTTCTGTTGCAGCCTCACATTCATAGTCTGCATCAACTTCTTCAGGAATCGGCCCGACTATAGCCGCTTTGTTAAGCCGAAACCTTAATTGGGCTTCGAATTCATTCGCATATTCGTCACCCCATAATTTAGATTCACGAAGAGCAAAGCCCGCATTTTGCAGGGTCCTCGCCTTCGCATAGTCCTCCTCAGTTATTAACTTAGGTTTATGAATCCAATTAACGGACTCTTCTATAGAATCCTTAGCTAACGGACCATACCATTTATGACCATTACGAACAAAATGCCGTTTTAAATACGTAATATCTTTATAACTATACAAATGTTCCATGTATTTATACTTTTTTTTATAATTATAAGTCATCCCTATTTGGGCATGACATTAAATATATTATATATATTTATATAAATCTTTTTATTTGGTTTTTAAATATGTTATATTTT